AGCGCCGGACGCAGAGATAGCTCGAGAGGCGGAGGTAGAGAGGCCAGACGAGAACTTAGACGAATGATGTTTATACCTGATGCACTCGGGTTTTCTTCGACCACACCCGACTCGGTGGTCGTTAAACATGTCGAGATCAACGATGCTGACCTGGTTTTGGCTGACGTGGTGTGTGGATACAAAGTCACTCCACCAGGCTACATGAGACTAGGACTCAGCTCTATATTTGTGTATAGTGTATATTTTTCTTATCTTAAAGTCACTTGTTTCTACACTGGTGTAGAAACCAAGATTAATTCTTTACACCCAGAGGCGAGGCTAGTTTATTCTAGAGCGCTCATGGGGTTTGAGCGAGTGCCATTTGGAGCACGAACTTGTAATGAGCTGGTACGAGCAGTTTTGACACCTGATGTATCACAAATAGTTTACTTAGATAATGAGGAACGCAATGCGTTTATATTTCTCAAAGCATGGTTAACTAGTGGTCGAGGATCTGAGATCATACCATATACTAGGATTTCCGGTGAACACATTCGTTTCTTTAGTTGGCACGAACTTGCTAAGATAGGTTGTGATGAGTTGTGGTCTAAAGCAAGTTACGCAATCAGATTCGTCTACAGGAATAGACACGTAATGCACGAGGCGTGGGCAGTAGGAGTTATCATCTGGTGGCTAGTAGCCCCTGAACAAATTAGGAATCTAGTCACTCACTCAAATATATTCTGTAGGTGTAAGTCAGCACTTGACTGGGTCAAGACAATCAAGCCTATAACATCTACTCTGAAGGGTCTGCAGAACATCGTACAAATTGACCTCACGCCGTTATTTGAACTGGAAGTATTAGTCAACCGGGGAGTGGGAAATGTAGACTGGGACGCAGAGCGACAGAACAGGACACAGCCTAAGTTGGCTAACATACCTAAGGCGGAAATACACCGGTTAGCTATGGATATATTTAATCGCGGGCGATTACAAGGACTCAAACCTATCAAGCTGGACTTCGATTCTTTTTTCAAGACTAGGTGGGAGTGGGCACCGCCAGGTTCGGTACATTCCCAATATAAAGAAGATCTGGTCAATATGCCTACGGAAAGGGAGCTTAAAAATAAGACTTTTGTATTGTCAGCAACCGAAAGCAAACCTTTTGAATATTATATCGAACGTGAGCCTGAAATATTAGCGTGGCCGTCAGTGAAGTATGAATGGGGCAAAGAGCGCGCCATCTATGGCACGGACCTAACAGGTTTTGTGATCTCAGCTTTCGGATTCTTTGGTTGTGAACGAACATTAGATTCACGATTTCCAATAGGCAAAGCGGCAGAGTCTGAGGCTGTACATAAGACCGTCAAAAACTTGCTAAAGCGGGGTACGCAATACTGTCTGGACTACGAGGATTTTAATTCTCAACATTCCAACGAAGCGATGCAGGCTGTGTTGTTGGCGTACCTAGATGTGTTTCGCGGACATCTACATCCAGAGCAAGCCAAAGCAATAGTGTGGGTTGCCAATAGTACATTCTCTACTACTGTCATAGACAAGCAAGGAAATTATAAGACCAATGGGACCTTAATGTCTGGCTGGAGGCTCACTTCGTTTGTCAATTCAGTGTTGAACGCTATATATTTTGACTACAACGCTGGTGAGTTGCGTGATAGAGCTATTCACAACGGAGACGATGCTTTGGTGAGCGTGGATAACCTGTCTCAAGTGTTGAAGTTGAACAAGAACTTAGTCTCGAGCGGGGTACGGATTCAGGCCAGCAAGTGTTTTCTAGGTGCCATAGGCGAGTTTCTAAGAGTGGATCATCTCAGTGGTAACGGAGCACAGTACTTAGCTAGAGGCGTCTCTACACTGGTGCACGGTCGTACAGAGGCTGCTGAGCCTAACGACGTGCGTGAATTAGTGTCGGCAACAATGGATAGGTGTCAAGCATTACGAGCAAGAGGTGGCGACACAGGAATGGTGGATAGGCTAGAAAGCATACTAGTGGACAGGATCAGTGTACACTTCAATGTTGATGGGGCCGTCTTACACAAGTTAATAACACACCACAGAGTAGTGGGAGGTTTAAGTGAAGCTGGGGACGCTGATTTGAAGAATATAATTAAAGCAACGCAAACAGCAAAGTATCCTAGTGGATATAACGAACTGTTTAAGAGGGTACAGCCTGGAGCGTCTGACTACGCGGCGCATGTGGTTAGACGCTTTCTACCTAAAGCAGAAATAAGCAAAGTAACAAAGCTGATCCAAAAAGCAACTATAGGAAGGATAGTAGCGGCTGAGTGGGATCTCACGATTAGTGAGAACCATGACGTGCTATCCACCGCATATAAGCGGAATTGCTATAAGATGTTTAGGAAGACAGCAGGGTTTGGTAAAGCAAAACTGGCCAGGGCATACAACGTGCCGTTGGCTGCTTTTGCTGAACTAGACAGTTACGCGTTTAGGCGTTTGATGGAATACCAAGATCCCATATCTTGGTTGCCTATTATCGCATAAACAGTAACATAAGGGAACCCCTTAGATCAATGAGC